GTACTACTTTTGGTGATAGTGGAGCCCCTTTATTCTCCATAGATACTAAAAGTGGTAATCAACCACGTATAGTAGGTATGCATGTTTCTGGTACACCATCTTTCTTTATTAATGATCAAAGGTCAATACCAATATATAAGGAAGAATATTTTAAAGCCTTGGATTATTTCGAAGATAAGCTTAAACATTCTGCGGAATTTGGTTCACAGGTAGGATTATGTTTAGGAAAAGAATATGATGGTGAGAATCTTGAAGGAGTATTACCGCCACAGATGATACCTTTGGTCATTTTACCCTCTAAGCAACAGCCAAGTAAATCCAAACTAAGGCGATCTAAATTGTTTGAGGTTATGGGTCCTAATAAATATGTGCCAGCTAAATCTTATGTTTGGAAGAAATATCATGATGATGGGTCTTATGAATTGATAGATCCTCAATATAAGGTTAAGTGTAAATATGGAAAACCACAGATGCCTTTGGATCATGGTCTAATGCTCCAAATAGTAGATTGTATGTCTGCGAATATAAATATGTTATCTGATGATCCAGATGATCTTGAGTCTGAGTGGACGTTTGAGGAAGCAGTTGTAGGTAATAGGTGGTTAAGACCTATAGATAGACATACAGCTTGTGGATTTCCTTGGGATTCATCAAATAAACATAAATTTTTTGGTAAGGATGGTGATTATATATTTGATAGTGCAGAATGTAAACACCTTAAGAAAGTTTGTGAGGATCAAGTATATGATTTGAAAAATGGTGTTATACCTCCTTGGGTTTATACAGATTTTTGGAAGGATGAATTATTGCCTAAAGAAAAAGTTGATAATGGAAAACTGAGAATGGTCTCAGGAGCTCCTTTAGATAGGGTATTGGTAGTAAGGATGCTATACGGTCCTGCAATATCCTGGTATATTAGGAACTTGATAGATAATGGCTCAGCTATAGGTATAAACCCAGATAGTTGCCAGTGGCAGAAATTAGTTGATCAAATAAAATTTATAAATGAGGAAGTAATAGCTGGTGATCATAGTAATTGGGATGGTGGTGTCCGTTCCGAGTTGCTTATGTATGCCAGTTTAGTTGTAGAAAAGACATTTTATAGAGGTAGAGAAGCCTCTATCTCTAGAAAAGCTATTTCTACTGCTTTTTCACAACCGTTACATATAACTTATCATAATAAACATTCAGTCATTTATAGAATGTTGTTGAGTTTAAGTTCTGGTGATCCGTGTACAGCTTGGTTTAATACCATAGTTAATGGATTGATAACTAGATATATTATATGTATAATAATTAAAAATAAAAGTGGTGAGATAGACTTTGAGACTTTTGAAAGTAATTTAAAGTTAGTAGCTTTTGGAGATGATATTATATTATCAGTTTCAAAATACTTTCAAAGTTTAGGAGTAGATCAAACTACTATGACTGATGCTTTCGCTTCATTGGGTATGGTGTTTACTGATGAATCTAAGACTGACACAGTTCATAAGTTTAGACATTTTTCAGAATGTTCTTTTCTTAAAAGAGGTTTTAGATACGAAAGTTATTATAAAGCTCATAGGTGGGTAGCACCACTTATGATTGACTCAATTGAGACTACAATCAATTGGGTGAGAAATGGTTATAAGGAGTCAGATTATGAAAGAGAGATACAAAATTGTCTCTACAAATATGCAGTGCATGGTAGAGAAATTTTTGATGTGAAATCTAAACTGTTGCTTCTAGAAGCCAATAAAAAAGAAATTTTTCCGGCGATTGTAAGTTGGGAAGACTGTTTGTGTAAAGCCTTGAGCACAGATGGGTATCACTATTAGGTAAATAAAATAACAATATGAATAAAATAGATATTATTAAAAAAAAAATATGAAGCTGAAGTCTTGACGGTCAGCAAAAACGTTTATGTGTGTCAGGTAGGAGATGATAAAGACTCCTCCAGCAGTTGTGATAAAACTGCGACCACTACCTTTGCAGCAGATGGCGAAGTTGCTGCATTGTGTTATGAAAAGCCAATAGATAAAGTCATACCTAGTGTTGGGTATGATACAATAGAATCATTTTTAGAAAGGCCATGGTTAGCTTCCAACGTAACATGGCAGGAATCTGACTTACGTAATTCAATTATTTACCAGACTAGTGTAGCTCCCTTATTAATAGCTAACCCTAGTTGGGAAGCAAAGTTGAGAGGATTTAATTTAATTAGAGCTACTGTACATTTTAGAGTAGTTATTAATGCTCAACCTTTTCAACAAGGTATGTTGATGCTGCATTTTTTACCACAGTATGATGAAATGTTATTTTCCAATCCTAGTTATGTTAGTCACAATATGAACATAACTACAAAGTCTCAGCAGCCTTCAATGTTATTAGATGTTAGAGAATCAGCTGCTATATTTTCTATGCCTTATATATCTCCTAGTGATTTTTATAATAGGGAGACAAATATATTTGGATGGGGTAGATTTTTTATTACTGTAGTTTCTCCATTAGATGCTGGTACTACTAATTTTGATGCAAGAGTATCAGTATATGTAAATTTTACTGATGTAGAATTTGGAGCTCCAATGGTTTCTCAATCTTCGGTTGCTCCTAGAAAGGGTTTTGGTGCTAAGGTAATAGAATCTAGTACATTGACAGATGGTGGGACTATATCAAATGCGCTTAGGGCTACAAGCAAGGTCATTAGTGGATTGCATGCTATTCCCTCTTTATCTTCGGTTGCCGCACCCGCCTCTTGGGTTGCTGGAACAGCTGCCGGCCTTGCTTCTTCCCTCGGATATTCGAAACCTGATGTTGAGGACGGTATCACTACAATGGCAAAGGTGTTTGATAGGTATGGTAGTGTTGCTGATGGTAATGATGCAAGCATTCCTCTTGGAATCTCAGCTACTAATAGTGTTTCAAGATCTGCACATTTTAGTGTTAGAGATGATGATGAAATGTCGTGGAATTATCTCAAGACTAGATCTGCCCTTATCCCTGCTAGTGGTGCATCTTCTGCTGCGCATATCCCGTATAACTGGAGTTCTACTAACGCTTCAGGAGATACTATCGCTTCGTTTAGAGTATCACCACGCGGTATATTTGCTCTTGATCAGGTTGTACATACTAACACAACTATTGTTGCTACAGGACCTCCTTGTTATTATTTGGCGAATTTATTTACCTTTTGGAGAGGTAGCATGAAGTTTAAGATGAAATTAGTGAAAACTGATTTTCATACAGGTAGACTACAAGTTACCTTTACGCCTGCTAAGAATAATGTTCCAATTATGCCCACTTTACAAACATCTGATGTCTCTTTAAGAGAAATAATAGATATTAGAACTGCTGATGAATTTGAGTTTATAACACCTTTTATGCAAGAATCAAGTTATTTATTAATGAGTGAATGGAGTGGTGTTTTAGAAATTAAGGTTTTAAATCCTTTAAGGTCACCTGAAACTACTTCACAATCAATAGATTTATGGTTGGTAGTTGGTGGTGGCGATGACTTAGAATTTCAAGCTCCAGGTGGTTATCAAAAAACTGCTTTAGCTTACTCTGCACAAGTTAATGACTTGCATACTAAGAGTCCTGTTCTTTCCGAGAGTGTGGGTGGTGTTTCAGTACCTGATGTTGGTTTACATTGTGCTGAAGAGTCTATGGGAGAATATTTTTCTAGTATTAGACAATTGTTACTTAGATATAACCAAGTTTATTATAGGACAGAAGTTAGTATAGGTGAATACGCTACGTTGAGCATATGGCCGTATTTTATAGGTATGAGATATATGACTGGGGCTGGTGCTCAGTCTTCTCCTAATTTAGGTGGTGATATACATTCATATCTAGCTCCTATGTATGCTTACTATAAAGGTGGTATGAGGTATAAGATATCTACGGCAGTAGTTCCTACTGCAGCTTTTGGTACTAGAGGTATAAATAATTCTGTTACTGTTTCTAATGATTTAGCTAATTATCAACCTGCTACAGCTCCATTTAAGTATGGTACTCTTAATGCAGGCGCTCCAATAGTGGGTACTTGGGGTACTACTAATTGGACAACCGCAGGAGTTTTACCATGGGCCAATGGTGTAGCTATAACTGATGCTGGTTTAGGTTTCGTGTCTGTTAAGGCTCCATATTATAGTAAATATAAATGTTCTTTAGTTATACCACAATCTAATATAGATCAGATACCAGGCGATGGTACTCAGTCTAGGACTAATTTGACATTTACTAGTTTTAATTCATTTTATAACTATTCTATGTATAGGGCCATAGCAGAGGATTTCCAATTTTCGTACTTTATTGGTTGTCCTCCAGTATATATATCATAAAGTGCAGTCAAGAGAGACGTTAAACATCGTAAGGGTAGATTTAAGTACCCTTATTGTCAAGAGAGGACATAAAACATCGGTTTGCTTACTTCCTATTAAAGTAGCCCAATTTATTTTGAGAGTATATTAAACTCTCCCTGTGCATGCATGCAGGTTGATGAATGGCATGAAAACTACTTCTCTCGTAGTATAAATATAAGGGACTTTTTCGATCAATTGTACATAAATTAATATTGATGATTTTTTGTTAAGAAAAATGTATCTGGTTCAAGGGCTTCACATCCCGGAATTCTCCAGATTATTGTAAATATAAATCCCGCTAGGGCGTTTTGAAGTACGTAAGTGTGTGTGCACCGTTCTTGGTGATCCAATTTGTAAATAATTTAATAATTGGGGGCCCTCGACGCTTTCTTTAAGCAAAAAAAAAAAAAAAAAAAAAAAGAAAGGCCCACCCCCAAAAACCACACAACCCG